ATGTTGATGCTGTCGCTGCATCTCCAGAACCTCCATCATCTGCGGTCAAACTAATTCCAAGTGATGCCGCCAAATCCTCATCCTCCTTGAATTTCGCCAAGACTTCATAAACGTCTCCCCCACCATCGGCGATGATGTCTCTCAATGGAGAAATGCGGTTGTTCATAGCGATGACTGCCGCTTCCATGTCCTTCTTAGGGTCTACCCATGCCCAACGGCGGCCCCTGAATTCTGGCACGTTGAATTTCCAGATTTTGTCGAATGGCAAACCAAGCCGACCGCTTAAAAGTTCGATCTCCAGCCAAGCCGTAAACACGCGCTCTAAAACGTGTTCGATCATAAAGCGTTGGATTGCTTTCCAGACTTCGCGCTCTTCGATGAGTCCCGCCCTGATGCTGGAGTAGTTCACTCCCTCCAGATCATTCGACAAAGAATTATAACTAATCCCAAGAGAAGTAGCAACTCCGCGCAAACAACTCTTAACGAAGTCTCCATAGCCGGAATTGGGGTGGTTAGAATCCCAAGATGTGAAGTCAACTCCAGCCGGAAGTTCCTCGATGGTTCCAGGCGCGGCATCAACGGGCAAGTTCCCGTCATCGTCAATCTCTCCAGTCCATCCCTCCGCAGTCTTTTTGGTGAAGAATCCCATCTTTGCCGCTCCAGTCCTTGCTGCGACAAGTTCGGCCTCGGCATAGCCATCGAGCATCTTGAGACGTGCCATTGACGAAACCAGCCAAGGGATTCCCCTGGTCTGGTCTGGCCTCTCCGTTCTAAACGGGTGAATGATTTCCTCTGCTGGGACTCTCACCCGCCGTTTAAAGTCGGCGTTGAAAAGAGTGTCGCCGGGATGATTGCCGAGCAGATAATAGGCAACGGGTTTCCGGTATTGATCGAACTCGACGCCAAAACGAATTTCGTTCCCGTTGTCGGCTCTCCCATTGTAGCTATCGTCGATTAGATCAGCCTCTAAAACTTGTAGCTTAAGCCCTGAAGATTCCCGAATTAGGCGAATGACAACCTCTCCATCTCTCGCGATGGAGCGCAAAACAAGCCTTTGAACGTCACCCCAAGAATGACGGCCTGAGATTTCACACGATCCAACCTTTCCCCATTGTTTCCAAGCGGTTTCAATCTTGGTATTGGCGAGTTCGTCAAGCTTCCCGCTTGCTTCCTTTGACCGGACTTGCAAAGAGATTCCCTTTTCTCCAAGTGTGTTATTCTCAAGACTCCGAAGGAATCCTTTCACCCATTCGTTATTGCGCTCCAAGTCTCTTGACCTGTTGCGCATGGTGGAAAGCTTGCCCTCTAGCTCTCCATCAGGAGAGAGAGAAGCCGTGATCCAATCCATCGTCAAACGACTGGAAGAGGTGGCCGAAAAACTCCTCTTCTCTGCTCTTTTTGGAGAAAACCTTGTTTTGAAAAATTGAATCATCGAAACTGAATTTTCAGCGTCTTCCGGTGGCTGTTTACAGCCGCTTGGAGCTGGGTAATCTGAGTCCTCCAATACTCGCGAGACTTCTCAAGCTCGTTAATGCTCGCGAGCGTGCGGGACTGGTCGCCAAAGCTGGTAGCCGATGCCGTTTTTTCGTAAAGAGTGGAAAGCGTGACGTCGATCTTGTCACGCATCGCGATTGCCGCGTCCAATTTCTCCTCGTTGGTGGTGTCAGCCATTAAATTTGACCAAGATGTCAAACTTACCAATTGCTAACCCATCCTCCTCTTGCCCTCTTGGGCTTTTTCTTTGCCACTTTGGATTTTTTGTCCTCTTCAAACGATTTCTTGAGCTTTCCCCAGTCCACTCGTAGCAACTGGAGTGCTGCTGTCGCATAGACTCTCAAATCAAGTGCTTCGTTTCGAGCTTTTGACGGGTTTTCAAACCGCGCAAAGGGAACCCCGTTGCGATACCGGATTACTTTCGTTTCACTTGTCAATTGTCGAAACCAATCCTCCTGTCGATCGTTAGGAAAGTGCATAAACCCGCTGCCTTTTTCACCGAGTGAGAGTCTTGAGTAGATCAACTCCTTTGCCGTATCAGTTCCCACCGAAAACAGAAATGCTTTCTCAACGCCTTTCTTGGTAGGTCTGTTGATTAGTGGCACTCCTGGCCCCCCTACTCCTTTGCATGCGTAAACATGGCGTATTTGCCTAGGCTTGGTGTATTGGTAAACGGCCTTGGTCTTGTGTCCTGAGTCGATAAACGTGCATGAGACTTTAACCTCGTTCCCTGACGGGTGAAGATACGTCTCTTTCAAGACTTCATCCAGCGACTCTTGGGTTTCTGGCTGGTTAAAGTCTCCCATGATGACGTGGTAGTCAATACTCCAAGACTCTTCCCCTTCTCCCCAAGCAACAATCTCCACCTCGATTCTGTCTCCCTGAATATCGACGCCAGCCGTCAGGAGATAGGCTTCTTTCGGAAACTCTCCCCAGTCTTCTCGACGTTGAATCAATGGCTCCCATGCGACTCCTTCGCCCTCGTCTTCCCATGTTTCAGCTAGAAAGGTGTTAATCCAAGTTCTGAGCGTTTCCTTTCCTGCTTTCTTAGCCTTGATGTTTTCAGCCGCCATTTGATGCAGGCGGGACTTGAAACCTTTCTTGTGTCGGAAAAGCGATGCTATGCCTGGGAGGTGATAACCTCTCAAGCTTCGTTCGGGATAGGTAGGAATCCACTCTCCATTCCTCACCATCTCCACCCGATCTTGGTCCGTTAGCCTTGCCTCGCAGCCTTCGCAATTCAGGTAAGCATCGCTACCGTCTTCCTCATCCCAACGAACGTTTACCCATTTGAGCGTTTGCTTGTGACCGCAACGGGGGCAAGGGCAATGAAAACGCCTTTGGTCGCTTCCCTCAAATTCCGTTTCGATCCTGCTTCGGCCTTTGACGGTCGGAGTCGAAGTCATGACGATGACAGCGTTCCAAAACGTCTCCGTTCGTCGTATGGCAAGGCTTGAAGGATCTCCCTCACTTCCCGCCGTGACTGGGTAGCGGTCAACCTCATCTAGGAGAACAACCCGCCTCGGCCTCGATGCCAGCCCAGAGGGAGCATTAGCGCCGGCAATCGCCAGGTTCCCCCCGGGGAATGATTTGTGCAAAATCGTGTTTCCGCTCGTCCGGCTCTTAACGTCTGAGATTTTGTCTTTGATCCTCGGCGTGTCCCGACACATGGGGGCAAGTCTCTCTTTCGACCATGCCTCCCCTAGCTCAATCGTCGGTTGAACCATGAGCATGGGCGAGGGTTCAATATCTACAAAATATCCGACAACATTGTTAAGGACTTCGGTTTTCCCTAGTTGAGCCCCCACCATTAACACGGTTCCCGTAGCGTCAGGATCGTTTACCGAGTTCATCCATTCACGGGCGTATGGCGTTATAGATGACGAGTATTTGCCATGCTGCCCCGAAGACTCAGGAGATAGAAAACGAAACTCGTCGGCCCATTCGCTGACCGTCATCCTTGGCGGAGGTTCGAAGATGTTTAACCAAGCTTCCGCGATCTCTTGGAGCTGGTCACTCATCGCTAAAATCCATTTCCTTTAGGCTAACCAAGTCTCTCAAACACTGGTCTTTCTCATCCTCGCTCAAAGGCATATTCAGGATACGAGTCTTGATTGCGCTCATCACCTTCTCTCCGGATCTCTTCACCTTCTCAATCTCGACCAGTTCACCACGGGATCGAGCGTTGAATATCTCCAGCTTGTCGGCTTCCTCTTTTGTCCGCCTCAACCGCTCCCTGTCGAAGTCTGTTTCATCCTCTCCCTTTGCCCCCCATTGGTTCTTTGGCTGGTTCCTCAGATAGTTGACGTAACGATTCACCGAGTCACAAAGAGGGAACTTCCCCCGCTCCAATTTCACCAAGACTCCTTCCTCCACAAGTTGCCCGATTCTTGTCTTCGTCAAGCTTAAGACACTAGCCAGAGATGATGTCGTTGCGATCGGCCCCGATCCTCTACCAATCCCGTAGTTGCTTGGGTTCGCTTCGTCTGCCATTGCCTAATCCATAAGCTTTACTAATCCCAAGACAAGGACCATTCATAAAAAGTTATAGCTAGCTTTTTGGCGTGAGGCAGATGACACCAGAACGTTGCCTCCAGAAAGGACCCGTAACCCCTTGATTTTCAACGATGAGCGCATTTCGCAACGTGTCACTCATTGCGTTTTGCAATGCTTTGATGCAAAGAAAAAACCCGCGCTCGTGGTTAGAGGCGGGTCTTGGTATTAGGTTTGGTTATGCCTTGGGTGCGTTTACTCGATGAGGTCTTGGCTCTTGTTCAGAGCCTTCATCCTGTCTGTGGTCTGCTTGTCGATGGTAATGGCTAGGAGGTCAGCTTTCAACACGTTGCTGTTGGCTGCGTTAATCTTTCCTAGTGCGTTTGAATACTCGGATGCTTCATTCAAGCTAAGCTCTCCAGCCTTCAGCGCATCAAGGACAGCAAATCCCTCTTGCGAAGCTCTGATGGAGTTCTGTTTCACGATCTCGATTGATTCGTAATCTTCATTAGTTCTCATGTCTTGTTTCATTGGTTTTGTTTTTGTTGTTTGATGAATCGTTTGATTTGTCGGTTGGTGTGGACTGCTTTGATGAGTTCTTCTGGTGGATCTGTCCCTAGTCGTTTCTTTAGGTATTCTTTTGTCCCAGATTCTGAGTTGTCGTATTCTCTCCTTTTGGCCTTGCCTCTCTCTGAGATTTTGTATTTCCTATGGATGGCCTTACCTCTCTCTGAGTTGTCGTATTCTCTCCTTTTGGCCTTGCCTCTCTCTGAGATTTTGTATTTCCTCTGGGTGGCCTTACCTCTCTCTGAGTTATAGTATTCTCTCCCGCTGGCATAATTGCAAATTGAGCAATGGCGGGACACTGTATACCTTTCCGCCACATGCCCGTGCTTACACGGCTTCCCAGTGAAGTATCTCTTCAGGCCCTTTTCCATAGCCTTCTTCCTTGTGATTATCTTTGTCTCTTCTTGTTCGTTCATCGTTTTGGTAAAAAAAAGCCCCGTCCGGGACTAGACTACCGAACGAGGCTTTTTTTGAGGGTTTGATCCCAGTCTTTAAAGAGCTTTGTGACAATGTCTAGTCGTCGAACTGCTGCCAAGCTGCCTACCGCATCAGGCCAGTCAAGAGCAAAAAGCCCGGCTGCTTAAAAAAACAACCGGGCTTGATGCGTGTATGAACAAACAAAACAAGAACGGGGGGAATATGGGCTTTGCTTGTGTCTTGGCAAGGGAAAATAACAGGTCGATACAGAAGACGCTTCGCGCTACTGATCTTGGGTGTTCATGCTAGAGACTGCGGCGACACCGGATTGCATCACCCCTCCCTGCATCACCCCGCTGACGGCGCTTCCGACACCGATCATTCCGAGCCATTGTTCATAGGTCGCTGTTTGTAATCCGAAGGCGCTGGCGTTGTTGTCCGCCAGCCATCGCGCCAACTCTTCAGCCGTTTCCATCACTGGACTGATTGGGGTTCCTTCCGTGAAATCCTCATACATTTGCAGATGCGTCTTTTCCGCTTCCGACCACTCCGGCATGAGTTCCGCTTCCGCTGGCGGTTCGTCTTCGTCGTCCGGTTCGTAATATTCGAGGATGTCTCTACCGTGGAGGGGGATGAAATTATGATTCCCGTTTCTCCATTCTTTCGGATGTTCCCAGTTGGCAGGGACGCGCCTTACTTCTCTACCCATGGCATGAACAAGCGGATGCACGACAACGCCCTCCCGCTGGGAGAGTTGGCGCGTATCCTTGGTTTCGGTGGTTCATTGTGTTTGCGGGAGTGATTCGTCGGGGGCGTGTGTGATCCTAAACGTTCGCTTGAAAAATCATCCCTCGCGCATCCTCCGTATTTTCGCCGCCAAAAATGCGCCCCGGCTTTCCGTTCCGCGCATCCTGTCCAGCTTCTCCCACAGTTCGGGCGGCAGGGTGATTGATCCCGTTTGGACGTTTCGCCCCGGTTTCCTCCCTGCACCCTGCCGTTTTCCTCCGTGCCCTTGCTTCATGACAACTCGCGAATGATTTCACCCAGAGAGTTAAGGGCTGTGCAAGGCTCGCACCCAGCATCTAGGAGATCTTCGTAAAGCTCCCCGTCTATGGCGTTCAGGACTTCGTGTGCCCTGTTGAGGGTGTTTAACTGCCGTTTTGTCAGTTTCTTCTTCTTCGATTCAAACCTTGAACGCTCAACCCCCACTTTTTCCAACCATTCCGCCGCCTGTTCTTCCGTGTCGTGAAGTTCGCCTTCCATCCTACCTGAAACCCATGTGGCGATTCCGCCCCGTGTTTGGCTCCATGCGATTCTAATTTTCCCCTTGGCGAACAGGTCGCCCCATACAGCTTTCAGGGTGTTTTCTCCGTCGTTGTGATTAATGATCCTCATTGCGCTTTATGGATACCTGATAAACTTGATTGCGTCAACGTCTATTTCAAGAAAAGGTCAGTTTGTTTCGAGATCATGCGGTCAGCCATGCAAATCGTGTCGTTGTGGTCGCCGCCATGACAGACGAGCATGATTTCCTCAGTGTTCCATCCCTTGCCCATGCCGACCGTGTTCCACCCAAAGGACAAAACCACGCTTCCCGGTTCGCAGAGCTGGCGCATGAGTGTCCGACATTCCTTTTTCATCGCCGCCGTCTGCGTGTCCTTCATGGTCGCCGTTAGTCCGATCTCCGAATAAACCTCGGACACTTGGCGGGGACTGTATGGCGGATCAAATATCACAAGATCGGCTTTAACCCCTTCATTTACCAGATGCCGCAGAAAGTCCCGCGCTTCCATGTGGTGTTCTGCCTCTGTATTCGGGTTGATGTCGTTTGTGTGGGTCGCCCATCGCTTATTCCTCGCGAACGGATCGACACTCACGACTGATTCCCGCAGATACCTTTTCACCATGTTTCCCATGTCTGGCACACTAAACGTGTCAGAGTTCGGCATCGCCCAAACACGACGAAAAGCGAACAAATTGCTGCACCCAACACCGACCCGCTCCGAGTCGATGCTTTCAGGTGGTGAGATAGTCGTTTCTGTATTCATTGCGCGTTGTCGTCGGTGTGGGTGAGCATGGCGTTAAAAAGGTATTTCTTGTCCCTCCCCAGCGTCAACGGTGGAGTGGTGCGGTTGTTGTGCGTTGGCCTTTTGGCGGTAGTTGTCGCCAGGGTCGTTTGCAGACTTCTCAGCCTTATCGACACGCCACGCTACAAGGTTGGTGTAGTATTTGCCATTGTGTTCCCTTCCTCGCAGATTGAATGAGACAGTGATCTCATCGCCAACCTTGAAAGGATCAAGCTGGTCGATTCTTTCCTTGAGTGCTTCAAACTTGATGAATTGATCAAATTTGCCGTCTGACATCTTCACGACGAATTCTCGTTTTGAGAATCCCGATGCGAATGTTTGAGTGTCCTCCAAGTGGTGGAGGGTTCCTAATATTGGGTTTATTTCATTCATAGATTTTTTTTTGGCTTAACCTGAGAACAGGTCGATAGAGAAGACCCCTAAAGCGGCTCCTCATCTTTGCTGTTCTCTTCTTCACCCCCGCGAAATTCTCGCCACTCGCGGAGGTTCGTTGTCGCTTCGTGGCTTTCCCTTAGAATCTGCTCTCTGGTCTGCTCTGACAGTTCCGGCCAAACGTAGGCGAGAGCTTTACAGACAGCGAGAGTGCCACCCGTATCTCGGTGATGCACGTATCGCGCCGCGAACACGAAAGCGGTTTGGACAATCTCAGGAAGAGAACAAGTAGAGGTAGCCAACCCCGATCTCGTCGGCTGTTCGCTACGCTCTGTTACGTCTTTTCCGGGGTGGCTACTCATGGTCGTTAATCTTCTCCAAAAGCTCTTCTGGCTCGTAGTCTGGGACTGCGTTAGCCATCGGGCAATCCTTATGGTTGAAGACGCAGAAGGTGTAAAGGCAACCTGGCTCGTATTTGATGCCGGGCTTGCCTTGGCACTTGGAGCAAGGTTTGAGGGCTTCGATTACGTCTGCCTGAGTCATGGCTTCTCTCGTTTAATCATTGCCTCAACTCGGTCCCTGCCCAGCTTCCGAGCCTTGGCAACAACGGAAGTTTGGAGTCGGAACGGGAGAGGGATTCTAGGATCGGCAACGGGTTTGCGTCCAGCTCCCTTGCGCTTTCCTCCGTGTGTCATTTTATTTTTCATTTTCATTAATTGCTCCTAACTCCAACAGTCTTGCAGCTTCGATCATCGTTTGCGCGAGATCCCTGCAATCATTGGAATCAAGATATCCCTTGCTCCCGTCAATCCAGTATTTCAACTCGTCGCCCTTTATCGTTTGGTGCAGTTCTATCTCATCGTTCAGTATTTTTATGACAACTGGAGAACAATTTGTGGGAGGGCAATCACCCTCGGCGTCTTTTGGTTTACTCATCGTCTTTTGTGGGTGATGCCTCCACAAAGGCGTTAAGGAATGGAATTGATGCCTTGTGGCGCTGCTTGTCGCGGTTCGTCGGCCCATCACAGGCTCCCAGTCGGGTGAGTTCCGTCGCGTCGATTCCCCTCACAAGTGGGGTGCTGATTAGGCTCTTTATCTGGCACATCAAAATTTCCATAACAAGTCGTGGATTAGCAACCTCCCGCTTCGCTCCGATGCCAGAGCGTCAGCGTTCTGCTCGGGGCCGACAGTGTTTAGAAAATCGCGGTCCATGCTCATTGATCGTTCTTGGGTGCTGCCTCCACTTTTGGCGTTCGCTAGAGAATTAAGCAATTCAAGCGTTTCCTTGGCTTTTTCCACCCAGCGTTGCTCGACCACCCAATGACCGCATCCGTTAACGCATTCGGGATCTGGTGGGGTCACATAGCGTCCGCACCAATGGCATACGACCCATGGATAGTCTGCGTGGCATCCTACGGTCACTTTATATTCTGGGTGGGCGGTGTCGTAGATCGCGACGATGCCGCTGCGTTGTTCAAGAACAAAGCGAACAAGTTGCGGCAGATCAACCGCCGGGCTGTTCGTTGTTTGGACGGTATCCACCGCCTCGGTGTCTTGCTTTTTACTCATCGTCTTTTGTGGTTGATGCCTTCACAGAGGCGTTCTCTTGTAAATATTGGATGACCCTCTTTGCCGCTTCCTCGTAACGAACGATACAAACCCAACCCGCTGCCCAGCATTCATCTGAATAGCGCTCCCAGGCCCATTGTATATCTTGGTCGCTTGCGTCGAATCCCTGCTCGTTCATTGATTTTTTGATTTTTCTGACATCATCGGGGAAATTAACCTCCACTGATCTCGATAAGATAACAAGCTGCTGATCCCGACGACCTTCCGCCTGTTGGGTTTGATTGGGTGATTCTTGGTTTTCATTCATGATCTTTGATCTTGGTCTTTTTCTGGACGGTCGCGGATAGCTTCAGCGTTCATTTTAAATGTCGCGTTAGATCTTTCAGCGATGGCGATGCCTAGCCGATGTAACTCCTCTTCGCCGAGGAAACGGAGAGCGTTGTAAAGGATAGCAGAAACACTCCCAACCTTCTCAGCCGCTCTGCTCTCAGCACAGGATTGGCAATAGGTGTCTGCCTCCATACCGCACTTACAGCAACTGCGAACAAGGCGCTGATCGGCAACGGGTTTGCGTCCTGCTCCCTTTCGTTTTCCTCCTGCGCTCACTTTTTTGGTCTGAATGGTTTGGTCAGGTTGAGGCATTGCCGCGCTGGTCCAGCGATCTGCATGAATCTACGGTTTGACGCTAGCGGGATCATAATTTCGTTGATCTTAACAATGATCTGATGGAGGTCCGCGTTTTCCTTTCGGAGGTTAGCGTTTTCTTTTTCAAGGTCAGTATCGCTTGAGTGGTCTTTGTAAAACCCTTCTGTGATTGCGTCAATTTTGGCCCTTTTACTTATGATGTGAGGACGGATTGCGTCATGACAAACTTTACTACCGACGATCCATCCCATGCGATACTCTGGATGGCTATCAGTGAAGTCTTGGTGCTTTACAGCGTAATTGGTCGCTTGCACCGCAATTGATGCCGTCTCAGTAACGACCTTCTGCACCAAGTGCTTTATTTCATCTTTCGTGGTGTTCATGATTTAGGCTGGAATGATTTTCTTGCTGATTAGGTCAATGTCCCAGCATTTTCCGAACTCATCTTTGACGGATACGCAATCTCCTGAAATGAAGTAAGCGGTCCAATCTGTCTCTCGACAGTTATATTCAGAAGAGAATCGAACCCTGAGAGCTTCACAAATAGTAAGAAGAAATGATGGGTTTGATGAATTGATCACTGGTCTTTGGTTGGACATGCGTTCACTCTACCTAAGATTTGATTACCGACAACCCAAATCGAAAGAAAAGTAAAAATAATTCAGGACGGCTGGAAAACGGTCTCAAATCTCTGGAATTCCCCGACAAGCTCAAGTGGAAGGAGCTGGTCACGGGCTGCGCTTCTCCACTTGTCTACTCGGATGCCGTTATCGACAATCGTAAGGACTACATCGGCATCATGGCTAAGGCTTCGCGACTCCCTGATCCGCCCCTCGTCGTTTAGCTGGACTGGGCTTATCACTGTGCATTTCAGCTTTTTTGCCAGTTGCTTGAGATTCTTGGAATATCGGGAAAGCTCCTGCTCCCTGTTTTCCCCTTGTAGTCGGTTTCCTTGGATTAGCTGAACATAATCAACCACGATGACAGACACAGCGCCAAGCTCGGCCTCTGCTTCTGATTGCGCTATGATGTAATCAATCGACATCCCCGGTTCATCGGAAATCAAAAGGTTTTTCTCTGAAAGAAGGTTTGAATGCTTATGGATTGCGCGTTTTTGGCCAACCTCGATCTGCTGCCCGTTTGCACCTCCTGACCTTGGATTCGTAATTGCTCGCATGTTGATCCTGCCTCGGCAGCTAATCAGGCGAGAAGCCACCTCCGCAACTCCCATCTCCAAAGTGAAGATTAGCACCTTTTCTCCAGCATCGAGAGCGGGATTGATGACTTGGTAAGAAAGAGCACTCTTTCCACCGCTGGTTTTTCCTCCGATTACCCATAGTTCCCCAGGTCGCATTCCCCCTCCGATGTTGTCGAGTTGGTGAATTCCCGTCGAAAGTCCAGGAATATCCCCGTGCTTCATCCGTTCCTCCATTTCTTTTGCCGCTAGTCCGAGAGCGTGCTTAATCGTCGAAAACGCTTTTTTCTGCACAGTCGCCAATTTGATGTCTTCGATGGCGTTTTTCATCGAATCGAGGACATCTTGCGATGAATTGCCCGACAATGCCGCATTGCGGGCGCTGTAAGCATGCGTGAGGGCTTTCCGGCGTGCGTAGGTGTCTCTTACCTCCGAGAGATGCTCAGCGAACTGTGATGGCGTTACAGGCGCATCTGCGACAGCGACCAAGATTTCAAACCTGTCATCCCCTCCAGCACGTTCATATTTGTCATTCTTCTCAAGGTGGTAAATCACGCTCCTGACATCGCAATCCGCGCCATCGTTATGCCTGTCGATGAGGGTTTTATAAATTATTTGGTTCTCTGGCCGGAAAAACATCGAGGGCTTGAGACCGTCTCCTTTGGCCTTCGATAGCCATTTGGCCGAGTCTATCAGCATCATGGAGAGGATCGAGTCCTCTGGGATTAGAGCCTTTGGTAGCTCGCTTTCTTCTAAGTTGTTCATTTTGAGATAATTCGTTTGAGTTTGCCTGTCTTGTTTCTGATTAATGATTGGTGTTTCATTTCCCTGATAGCCTGCTCCAGCTTCCCGTCTACCTCCCTGTTGAGTCTCCACTGTATGAATAACGCCAGCCCTGAGATGTAGCCGTCGAACTCTTTGAGTAGATCTGGAGATTCGTAATAGATTTCCTCTGGCTCGATGCTCAATCCCTGTTCTGTCCTGTTGAGTAGAAACGCGAATGCTCGTTGAGTGATACCAGGCAGAAAGTGGGAAGGTGTAATTCCTGAGTCCTTAATCAGGGTCAGCGAGTTCTTGGTGTCGCGCATGAGACAGGAGATGACAATCTCTTCGTTCATAGGATTCGCTGGGCTTGAGGTTTGCTGTGTTGAACTTTCGGAAGCTCTGGAGTCGGGTCGTCTTCCCATCGTTCCTGATTCATCCATGTTGAGCAGTGAGCGATCAGAGAACCTGTTCGTTCCAAGTCTAGCTTGTAGTTCTCGATTCCAGTCTTGATCGTTTCAAAGTCTACCTTGGTGAGAGCTTTCTCGATTGCTTTCAAAGCGGACACTCTGGATTTCTTGAGAGGATAAATTTGGTAGAGTTCTTCGGCTTCTTTCTTATTATCCGTAGTTGAAGATGAAGATGAAGATGAAGGGGTTGGGTTTTGCTTAACCTGGGTGGTTTGCTTTTGCTTTGGGTTTTGCTTAACCAAATTGGGGTTTCCTCCCTTTTTTCCAGCTTTCCTCCTTATTTGGATCAATCTTTCATCTCTAACCATTCGTCGATTATAGATCGCGCCATCCTCTTCCCTCTTGCTTGCTACCCCATAGGTTAAAAGTGTGCTTAAGATTTGGTTAACCTCTTGCTTATCCAAACGGAGAATATGCCCAAGAGCTTCAACTGGCATCGGCTTTCCCGCTAATAGCAAAACTCCTCTCTCCTCCGATTCGTGCATCAGGCAAAGAATATCAAACCAAACCGATTGGTCATGCCTCGACAACGCTTGGATTCCAGGATCTTTCCTCCAGTCGGCTGGGTAAAATTGGAATGCGGGTAATTTCATAGGCTTAAAAAAAATCCTCGCCTCAAGCTCCTAAAATTGTCTTAGCGGGACGGCGGAGTTTAGAGGCGAGGAATTAAAATTCTTCTGTGTAAACCGTCCCGCTAAGTTTGGTCTGCCCAGATCCTACTCAGGACATAGATTCGTTCAAGGTTTATTTACAGCCAAGCGTCCCAATTCAAACAGTTCCAAAGTCTTCACTGCAATAGGAGAAAAGTTTCCCTCGCGGATCATTCTCGCAACATCGGCCATCTTATGACATGGAGAATCACAAAGAGCCATGAGTTCCCGATCTGTCTCATTCCCGATTGCGCTTGAACCATCGGCCAGCTTGTATGTTCGATGATGCGTGTGCAGAGTATGATGACTTGAGCTGTGGTCTTTCAAACAAAGCTCGCAGATCCATCCTTTCCTCCTCCTGTAATCTAGGCTTCTTGCCTGCCACCCCATCGTTCGATAGTAGTCATCAAGCGGACTATTCGCTTTCCCAGACCATTCCGAAATATTCTCCAAAATCCCTTGAACTCCATCAGGATTTCCAAATTCCCTTTGATTTTCTCTTTTCAGCTGTAACAAACAGTCCCTTTCTTTAAAGGTTTGCCCATCACTCAAGCCTCCCAAATATCCTGACTTGTCCAAGCATCTCACAAGTCCTTTAACATCATCGTGTAAAAAGTTATTTGTTCCACCCTCATTCAAAAGCTTTTGAAGGTCGTCCCATTGCTGGCGATGAGACAAAAAGGCATCCTTAAAACCATCGATCAAAAGCCCTTGATCTTTCTTTTCTTTGAAATAGTTGTAGGCTACTTCTTTCTGTTCATAAGTGTAGTTTACGTTTTTCATTGATTCTCTTTCTTTATTTGTTTTTCCAGATCACTAGTTCTTTTTGTTTTTTGTTTTTGCTGTTTACGCTATTGACTTCAATCTCCTCAATATCGAATCCTGAGTATAAATCTCTTATTAGCTCATTATCGTCGTAGCTAACAACGAAAGAATCGAAATTGGCAACCCAGTTTCTCAACCTTAAATGATCAGATTCTTTGAATGAATTTTTGTATAGCCCTGATCCGGCCTTAACATAAGGTGGATCGGCATAGCAAAAACCGACAGTATCGAGTTCTTGGAAATCCTTGCTAGTTACATCCCAATTATGTGACTTATTAGCAAGTTCCCGAAGTGAATTTGACCACTTCCGAGGTTTCCACCGACAGTCTATTTTGTAAGACCCAGACTGGTCATATCCTCCTTGTGGTCCTGACATATAACCCATCCCTCCATGCGAACATGAATGTAGAATAATTTTATTCAGTGCAGCTTCACGAATTTCACCAATTCCGTCTTTCTTCTTGCTTTCTTCCCATCGCTCCACAGAAGGAACAACTTTTAACAAATCTTGAATAAGAGTCTCAACATCTGATTTGATCATTTTATAAACTGCAATCACCCCAACGTCCAAGTCATTAATATTCAATTCCTTGAATCCATCAATAGCACTTAGTAACCCACCGCCTCCAATAAAAGGTTCTGTGTAAATCATATCGCCACACCAAAGCGGATTGGGAAAATGACGAAGAATTTTGCCATGCAGGTTTTTTTTGCCGCCTGGGTATCTAGGAATCATGACTTTAATAAGTTTAGTTTCATTACATAAAAAGCCCCTTTGGGGCGATCCGTTAAAATTGCTGGCGAGCGGTCGGATCGACACAAAGGGGCTGAAAGCCTTATTGTAACCGCTCGCCAAAGTGGTTGCCCTGATACTAATCAGGACCTGCGCTTGTTCAAGGTTTATTTCTCATCGTCGATCCTTTGTAAGTTCGCAGATTTGCTCAATCGCGATGGTCAGTTGCTTTTTCAGCTCGTCTCTCTGCTTGGTGATACCTGCTTTCTCAGCGATGAGTCGCTCGATGGTGTCACGGGCTTCCTCAAGCTCCTGCTCAAGCTCGGCTGCCAGTTCTAGGTATGGACTCATAGCAACTCCTCCCCTCCCTTGGCTGTAATCCCACCATCAAAACAACCGCATGGAATTGGGTTCTCATCATTCTCATCCAGCCATTCCCAAAGTTTCCCTTGGTCCTGATCAGCCTTCACAATGTCAGACCACATAAATGATCTGCCCGTGAGACCCCTCGGTGTCCTGTTCTTTCCTCCTTCTCCGTTCGCGGCTTCCTCTATAGCGACCGCTCTATCAAACAATTCAGGGTGCTTGTTTTTTAATCGGAGGATCTCGCCACGCTTCATGGCAGGACAAAAGAAGCAGGCTGATTTACCTGGGACTGGTAGGTTATGGCGCTTGATAGCTTCGGCGCACTCCTCTCGGCCCCACTGCCACTCAATTAGCGGATAGGTGAAACGCTCAATGAATCCTCTAGCGTGGATCTCGTGAGTCTTATCAATCCTTCTATGAGATTCCTTCGCATCATATCCGATAGCTTTTAAACACTCCTTGAATCCATTTTCCAAGCACCATTCAATCATCCTTTTTGATTGAGGTTGGATTTTATGCTTCATCGAACATGCCTTTCTCCCGTAAGCAAGACTAGGAAGCATTTTTGCGTTTAGGCACAAATCCTCAAGTGTTGGCTGTCTTCCGTCTTTCATAGTATAGTTCACAACCTCGACTCCTATTCCCCACCATAGTTTGCAGATCCCGTCAATATGGCGAACGTGCTGGTAGGTTTCCGGCATCTCTCCTCCCGTGTCAGCAAACAGGATCAGGTCAGGCTTGATTCCTCTCTCTTTGAATCCGCAGAGCATGGCAGTTGAGTTCAGTCCTCCACCGTATGCAATTATCAATGGTAATTTGCTCATATCAGTTCCTCCCCTCCCTTGGCTGGTTTGAACGATTCCCCGCTCTGCTCGATGGTAACCTCGATGAACGGGCCTGATGATCGCCGGCACTCGTCCTGGTCAAAGGTGGTCATCGTGATGAATTTGGGAGAGTCATCGGAGAACCAACCGCAAGCGACAAGGGCATCTTCGATCTCCTTCCAGTTTCCCCTGCCAATAGATGACGTGTCCCATAGCCTTTGCCCTTTGCCCAGCACCCTCACAACGTGAACGGTGACAGGGAAAAGGAACGGGCTGCGGGTAAGCCTGAGTTGTCTCAGTTTGGCTTCAATCTGCTTGCGTATCTTGGCGGAAGAGAACCACTTGGAGCCCCTTCCATCGTTGCCATTGGTAAGCTCAAACGGAAGCTGGAATGTTTCTTGGTAGTTGCTCATAACGAAACCCCCAGTCTAGCTAGCTCTTCACCTTCGCTCGTGAGGTAGTGGAATCTTCTAGGCTTGCCACTTTTACCGGCAACCTGGACCCTCTCGATCCTGATGAATCCGGCCTCTTCCAATCGGCTGCATGCGCTGTGAACGATCCCGTTTGATGGCTTAGCATTCTCATCGCTATTTGTAAGCCTAATCACTTTAGTGAGACCTCCTGTGGTGATCCCTTCGTTGTCGTAAATAGCGCAAACGATGATCCATTGCCGGAGTGTCGTCACCCCCATAATTGATGCCCGGCAAAGGGTGATTGTTCGTTCTCTGTTTGCGTTCATTCTGTCTCCTCCTTGGTTAGTCGTTCGTCTTCGCTCATGGCGTGATATGGCATTAAGTCGAGAGTGGAGATGCTCTTACGGTATTTGCTCCTAATGCCCCTGTGAGCGCATTTGGCGTAATCCTTGAGTGCTTCCCCTACTGCTCTTGTTCCAAGGGCTAAGGCGTCATCGTCGAGCATTACAACGCGAACTTCCAATGTCTTGGTGTCTTGGAAGATAAAGCCAAAGTCTGAGCATAGCCTGTCTTCAGATACTTTACTGAACAAGGTCCGGTAGTATGCAGCTTGCCAGTGGTAGCGATATTTGCCAATCGCGTTACGAATCGAATCGTCATCGAGCCCGGTGCTGATCGTCTTGTAGTCGAAAATGGTCTCTGGATAGTCGCCATCTTCGCTAGGGAGAATATCCAGCAGACATTTAGCCGGTATTCCCCCGATCTCTCCAACGACTCCGACTTGGAACTCTGCGCCTTCCATGATTGGGCCAGCGACATCGTGAAGCCGAACCTGCTTGGCTGCGTTGCTAAGGTGGTTCAAGCGTTCTTCGTAAGCCTCCCTCTCGGCAGCAATCGCTTCACGCTCCTTGGCAGACTGGGAGGGAGTAAGAACGCGAACGCCTTCCTTCTCCTTCTCGGCTTTCCACTCCTTCGCCGCCTTTGTTCTTAGATCCGCAAAGGGAAGCTCTGCGAACGGTTCAGACTTCGGCATAGGGAGAAGGTCTCCCAGCGTGTCAGGGTCCGTTACAGCCGCATCAAAGAGCGATCCTGTCTCCATTGCCTTCGTTGGTTTAAACTCGGGGCTTTTGAGCCATGCGTAAGGATTGGGCGCAAATGACTTGAGCATCGAGCATGAGATTGGGCCTTCGATGAGTTTGGATTTCTCCAGCTTCCACCCGTGGTATTCATCCATCCCCATTCCAGGGTAAATTCCTTTAGTTACCATGCTAGTGGTGCCTTTCCAGTTTCAGGGGCAATGTTAAGGACGCGAACGCATGGACCTTGGCCGCGAAGGTCGGGCCGGTATTCGGATTTCAAACCGAGACAGATTTTCTTGCCGTGCCAGTTTGCGCCGATCGTTCCGTGAAGCCTAACTATGGCCTTGGTGTTGGTAGCGTTCAGCTTCAACGGTCGCTCGCTCTTGACGAAATAGAGTAGGTTAGCGTTTGAGTCCTTCACTCCGTTGTCGTATTCCAGCACGTCAAGGTGTTCGATCCGGTCAATAGTCACCGTGATGTGATCCTTTCCTGCCTTCTCCAACGCTCCTTGAAGCACAAGGGCGTTGAGGAATCTCATGTCTAGCGATGCCGTGACATCGCCGCTGACAAGTTCTCCTGTTGGTATTGGTTTGCTCATAATTTTTTAATTTGGGATTAGTTCGATGGCTTTCTCGACTGGCTCCCTTCAAGCCAGTATTCTGCGAAGCGCTTTCCGTTTTTGGAAACCATCTTCTTTCGGATGTCTTGGCCCTCTGTTTTGAGTTCAAGGACTCTTGCTGCCAGCCGGGACGTCCCGAACAATCGGAGCGCATCCATTGATGTCAGCCTGTGTCCTCCCCAAAGATGGGCGAGGATCGCGTATTTTTGGTTACGCAAAACCAGTTCGTTCATTTCTTCGTTCATTGTTTTGTTATTTCGTTTGTTTCTTCTGCCATTCCAACGCCTTGTTGAGCGCCTCCAAAACCTCCACTCTCTCCCAAGAATCAAGGTCGAATTCTCCGGCGAGAAGTGACCGCTTGATCTCAAGGTTATCAAGTACGTGGTTTGCTGCAAATTTGTTTGCCATCAGGTCAATCCTTCCTTGGCGCACAATTTCAGACTGGGCAAATACCCAGGTGACAACGGCCATGATTGCCATTCCGAGCCCTAGCCAGATCATGGCTCCTCCTTTCTCTCCTGACGTTCAAGGTAGTCGGATAGCTTCCCAGTTCTCACAAAGGCTTCAAAGCTGATGCCGCTTCCGTTCTTCATCCAGTATTTCAAAGCGGCTTCATCGCTGACCTTCCTTAGCTCGGAAATGCGAGCAATGCGAATTTCAAAGCTATCACTCATGAGCAGACTCCTTTCCATGAGTGGCGGTAAATGACTCGCATTTTTGAATCCACCTCGTCTGTCATTTCGTAGACGCTACCGTCCTTGAGCATGATAGCCCGGACGCCGATTGAGATGACTTTGCCGCAGTCAATGCCGCCAAGTAGGACGGCTTCCCATTTAGGACTCATTTCGTTGCCCTCCTGTTGGTTGGGCGTTCGATTTCAGCAATCAGGGCATCAAGTGAGAGCAAAGGTTGCTCAAGTCCCTCCATGACGTTGACGCTGTGAGTTTCTGAGGAAACCTTTTGAAGATCGTTTTTGATCTCGTGCAGTATATCAAGAATTTCATCTGTGCTTAAATTAAGCAAATACTTCACCATATTTGGAATTGTTACGCAGTGTTTTGCGGCAAGATACTTAACCTCTTTGTGGTCTTCGTCTTCGACTTGTAGCATTTTCATGGGTCGATTACTTTGATGATTTAAGCTGGTTTTTAAGCTGGTTAATGATCTGATCTTGCAGGAAAATTATCCGTCCGTTTTTGTCGGCTGGTCCAAGGCCAAGAATATCCAGCTCGCGGAACTCTCTGTCTCCGCGATCATGCTCAACGAGGAAAAGGATGGTTTCAAGTTTTGCGATTTGTTTTTCTGAGGTAGTCATGTTTTCGTTTTGTTTGTCTTGGGTTCGGTCCCTTCGACGGACTCAACCTAACCAAAACTCGAAAAGTGACAACGCTTTTCTTTAAGTTTTTAAACTTTCCAAGGTTTTACAAGGGTTCCAGCCTCAAGAAAAATGTTTAAGGAATCCTAACCTTTGCGTAATTAGGGTTTGCTTTGCGTCTCACAAAACGCCAAAAGTGAGACACAACGCAAAACAAAACCATGAGTGAATCTAAACGAAAGAAATTGGATAATGTGTCTTGTTCCGCAAGACGAATCGCAGATCAGCTTGACGATCTAGCTCATGCAATGCGGAAAGTCGGAGCGCAACTAGAGAGGCATGGCGAGGATCATTGTCATTATGCGCTCGCCAGGTCTGGAGAACTTCTCGGGGCCGCAGAAATAGCGAGAGAATGGGCAAAGAATCTCCGAGTTGAAAAGCAGCACAGGTGATTTGTCGAGTCACTCACAAAGCACGCATCAGGATGCAAAATATTTCTGCAATGCTCTTGCATAAATCTGAGCAAGAGTCTCTTGGTTGCCATCGAACAGCACCCATTCCTGCGGGTTGCTGCCAAAAAACGGCTCGCAGATTAATGCTGGCGGCTTGGTTTTAGCTAAGAACTTGTAGCCTCGGTCACCATACTTGACTGCCTTAGAACCACGGTTGTTCTGTCCTGGCACCTCCTGCGTGTGTTGCTCGGTGAATGCTTTGGCCAGCCTTTCACCTTTTGCGCTCCGGTGATAGTAGAGATACTCAAAGCCTTTTGCCGACGAACTTGAGTAACTGTTAAAGTGCAATTCAATTGCGACATCAAAACCCCAAGTCCTCTCTGCAACCCATTGGACTGCCTTGCTGTAACTTTTAAACGGATAGTCGTTGATGATCTGTGAGGCGATTCCCAGCTCTTTTAAATGCTCGTGCAGATAGGTCGCCACGGCATTGTTGTATTCCCACTCACTGACTCCGCACACACTTCTAGCACCAGCATCATTGAGACGACTGTGGCCGACACAGATGGCAACCTTGCCGATGGCAGGATTTTTCTCTACTCTCTTTTTAAAACTCATAAACCACCCGCGCATCCTTTCTAAAAATGTGTTCATTTGCCTATGATGATTGCTCTCCGGTAACTGTAATCACTATGAAACTTCTGGCCTCTGCCGGCTAGCACACCCTCTTCAAATTGGTAAGACTCACCCTTTTTCAGCGTCACTGTTGGCGGGTCGTGTAATGCGCTCGCGTTCAAATCGTATTCGTAAGCCCAATCTCTCCATACGCAGCTTGGCAGCAGGAGAGCCGTCAGCAGCGAGGTCGTCAAGTTTGTCTTCCAGTTCATATATGTAATTTCTGCGCTTCCACTCAAGATGTGCGACAAAGGCTCTGAGAACGCCTGTCAGGAGCTTGATCACTTGTCCTTAGCCTTAAACACGTTGAGGGCGAGCCAGTCGATAACCTTATACAACTTGCCGATAAAGGTGTCATCCTTCGGCGTTGGCGTCAGTGCTGCAATTGCAGAAGCAGCTGCGATGATGGCGGTGAGAACTCCAAAAAGTTCCTCTTTGTTTTCTAGGATGTAGTTAATCATTTTTTACGGTTACGAAAGTTCTCAATCGCTGTGATAGCAGATAACACGGCGATAATCAATCCAAGAAAAGCTGAGATCATTTGGATGACCACGTTAATATTTTGCGGAATCGTTGACACAAATGCAAAGATAGACGCTATAATTCCAGAAATCGGATGTGTTAGGTGGTGGATCATTATTATAGTTCGTCAGATGGTTTAGTAAAGGATTCCTTCTTGATACATTTCATCGTCCATCTCAAGGTCATTCTCAACTGGTGGCTCCCAGTGCAGCTTTGCAAGGTAGGTATCAAGGTCGATCTCGTTGATTGCCCCATCGTCGATGACAGGCTGGAGGAGTGCGTTGTCGTCAGCGGTGAACCTCCATCGGTCAAGGCAGTAGAGCTTTGAGGTTCCGGTCTCGGGGTTGGCGAAAAGGTCGTCCCAGTGTGGCAAACCTTTTACCGTCCCAGCTCCGTCAGGGTAGCCACGGCTGACGTCAACGTGTGACGAGAGCATGTCGTAGACGTTGCGGTCAAAGATCTCAAAAAATCGGTGGGTGTCGTTGGTCATGTTATTGTAAGACTCCGTTAATTGATATGCCCCACCCCTTAGTTTTGAGTGATGAGATGGCTGTGTTTGTTGCGGCTGACAGTGGGTCACCGTTGTAATCAATGTCGATGACTGCATCCCCCAGCGCAGTGCCACCAGATGCGCCGCTGGTCGTGGCAAATTTGCCGCTTGTGTCGATGGAAACTAAGATATTCTCCACGCTCTGAGAGGTGAGGCTGTTGCATTGTTGCCATGAAGCGTTAAAGACTCCGCTTGATATACTTGTTGGGTTCCATGAATCAAAGAATCCTTCTGGCCAAGTGGTGAGGCTGCTGCAGTAACTCCACGCGAGGACAAACAACTTTGCACTTGAAACATCGAGCAGCGGGAAGGAAGTGAGACTGC